GCTAGGGTGCAGCTAAACATGGAACGGCAAGATGTCTAAGAAGTCGGGCAAGAAGTAATGGCGTGTGGTTACAAGAAAAAAGGCCGTAAGGGCGGGAAGAAGAAATAATGGGTTTCTTTAGCAACGTGTTTAAGAAGGACGAGGACGAGCGCAAAGCAGCTTACCAGCCTTCCAGTGATGCAACACAGGCCGTAGAGGCTAAAGGGTCTGGCAAGGCGTCTGGCAAGAACATCGAAAAGCCAAAGGGCGGTTTTACTGACGCACAGCAGAAGCGAATTACCCGCAGCCGCACCGATAGCGGCTGGGGTTATTACGATCCAAACACTGGCAATTACGTTCCTTGGTATATCGACATTCAGGATGGCGGCGGCAAAAATCAGTCAGGCGATACATTCCAAGGTGCAGGGCTTTACAGTGCGCTATTGAACGCAGCAGACGTTGCGCCTTATGGCTACAATCGTCCACGTACATATGCACGGTCAGGCATGGCAGGGCGTCCAGAACTTCCACAGCCCCCAGCGCCGATTGATGGGGCTGTTTCAACGCCTGATCGAATAACAGCGCCAACGCAAAATTTTAGCAATTTATCTAACGCAGCAGCAATCCGCAGCGGTTTGGTTGGTTATAGCCCACAGGTTGTTGCGGGTACGTTGCCCGCGCCTGCACCCAACATTGACGTTGGTTTTGACGATTTTCCTGCTGTAACTAACGAAAGCTATGTTGCGAACCCCGCAGTTCCGACGATGTTGCCGATTGAAGCGTACAGCCAGCGTATGCCAACGCCACGCGATCCAAAAATCACGTTTGATGAATTTGCGACGCTTGTGCAAAAGAACGATCAGGCGATGGGTATTCGCGGCAATTACGATCCAGAAGTTTTGCGCCGAGCGTACTTCCAATACTTGCGACGGACACAGTAATGCCACGCAAAAAAGTACCAGCATCAAGAAAGTACGCCAATGGCACAACATACAAAGACAGCAAGGGGCGCACACATAAGCGTACTTCTGCCAAGGGGACAAAGCGTGGGGATGCGTATTGCGCGCGTTCTAGCGGCCAGAAGCAGACTGAAAAAGTCAAAGTGCGCCGCAAAGCATGGGGATGCCGAGGCAAAAAGTCTGTGAGGGGCTAATGGATACAATCGAACTGCGAAATCACTATGCCTTGATAACAGGTGACACAGAAGGTGCGTTTGCTGTCCGTGAAGATGACAAAGAGGGCTATCTTTACACCGATGAAATGCTGCGTCGCGCATTAGAGGCGCGGATTGAATTGCCATATGATCGTGATGTCCCGATTATGGATCGCCATATTCAGGAGTATGGCCCGCAAAAAGGCCCAGCCTTGGCTGCAATGGGATTGCTGAACAGCCCATCGCGATCATACGAAATGACGACAGAGTTTTTGCAAGAGGCGAACAGACAGCGCAAAAACGAAGATTACTTAGGCATGATGCAAAGTCTAGGATCGGCAGTTCGTCCCGCAATTTCTTTAAATCCAACTGTCCGTCATGGTTCCCTATTTGGTCTAATTGATCTATTATTAGGTCAGAGCAGAGGGCAATAAAATGTTACGAGCAGAAGATGCAATAAAAGAACTAGACGTTGATCCAGTTGGTTCAAATTCCAAGAACATCGACACGTTGACACATGATGTGTTGGGGTATTTCGCCGCGAAACATGCAGAAGGCATGTCGGATCAAGATATTCTTTGTGCATGGCATTACATCAGCGCAACTTTGGGCGCAGTGATGGATAATACCGCACACGAAACGAGGCACTAATGAACCTTATCGACTTCTTGATGTTACCTGCCAGAGAGCGCCGCCAAGCGCTAGGACAGATCGTGGATGGTTTGTTTCAGGATCGTCAAGAGTTGGTTGATTACGTTCCAACCCGAAGCACAAATATTTTGTACGACAGATCAAGCGAGCCAGTCAGCGTACAGGCGATGCGTGATTATGGCGGGTTTTTGCCGTTGGTCGGGGATGTCGAGGGCATCATTGATATTGGCAGCGAGTTGTCAAAGGATGAACCGAATTACCCTGTCGCAGCAGCGCTTGGCGCAGCCACATTGCTACCCGTTGGCGATAAAGTCGTTAGAGAGGGCATACAAGCGGCATCAGCAGCGCGAAACACTGTCAGAGAGCGCAACCTACCTGCGACAACGTATTTTACGCATGAGGCTGTCCCATACGCAGGTATTGGCACTCAGGTTTCAGAGCGCAATGTTGGCAGTTCAGCAGCGCCACACCTGCCTGCGATCCAGCAGATGACAGATGAAGAACTGCTGGACTTCACAATGAGCCGTTCGTTTGTCGATCCCGAAACGGGTAAGGATCGTTTATTGGCCGAGGTCATTGATCAGGAAAACTTGCGCCCAACATTGATGGGTCGCGGGGTATATGATGGGCCGATGGGGCTTGAAGAAAACCCAGTTGCAGTTGCGCGCGCAGTAAATGTTGATCCGTCAGTTGCGCAGGCAACGGAAAGTGTGCGTGGTTTATTGGATGCGCAAGGTGCAACACCGTTCACAAGTCTAAAAGGTGACGACATGCCTGTTATTTTTGTTCCACATGCAGAGAGTGCAGGGACGAAAGAGGCAATGGACGAACTTAAATCGGCAGGCAAAAAACACGGCGTCACAGATGTTATGGACGTTGGCGATGGCTATATTTTGACCAATTTCAGTGGTGGTGCTGTCGATACAAGTACAAAGGCGCGCCGAGACATCGGCAAGAAAACAGGCACAGACCCGATCTCAACGACAGCAGGCGGCGGTTATCCATCCTACGAGAGCGCGTTAGAGCGTGGATTGGTTGCTACCGTGGATCGCTTGCGCGAAAACTTGGCCGAAGCAAGCCCAGAGGCAGTTGATATTTTGCGGAATAGCGATGTAGTTCGTGACTTAGCGCGAGAGCGTCAAAAAAGCATTTTCCAAAGTCGTATCCCACTGGGCGGCACAAACCGTGACATCGAAATGACCGCGCAAACAGTTCAGCGCGGCGGCCTGCCAGCTTTAGAGAGCCTAGCAGAGCGTTTCAGGGTGCAGGAAATACCACAACAAATACCAAACTTGCGCGGTGGTGTCACAACCCCTGCCACGCACTTTAGTCACGCGCGCCGCGATGTTCTTGATCCACGCCACCAGTTCACAAGCCCAACCAGAGGCCCAGAACAGGCATTGCCAGTGCCTTATCCAGCGCAAACATATTTTGGTGTCGATGTTGGCAAGCAGGGCGGGTACGTTCCAGAAAGCACCGTTGGCGATGTTCGTCACGAAGCGGACTTGGAAAACCTGCTAGACATCAGCAACGGTTTCCCAGATGACATCACAGCCGAAGCTGATGCAATCATTGCAAATCTTGAAAAATTTAGGGGTCAACCGATGGCGGCTGGTGAACGCCTGAACACCCGTTTAGCGTATCAAATGCAGATTGCGAAGCAACGCGGTTATCATGGATTATACAATCCAAAACATGAACTGGGATCAATCGCCACCAGCTTTTTCCCAGTAACGCCGAGGTAATGAAATGAACCTACTTGATTTCTTTGCGATGGGTGGTCAAGAGCGCCGCCGCATGTTGGACAACTACGTTGACGATCTGAACCTAGAACGGTTCTTGCCACCAAACTTGCGTCCAGCAGGTCAGTTCGTAAACGAAATGAACCCTGTCAATGCAATGGGCAACGCAATGCAAGATGCGTCTGTTGTGTTTGACCCAGAGCAAACCAATGCAGCGCGTCTAGCCGCCGCCCGTGATATGGGCATGGAAATGGCGATGACGCTTGCGCCAGCAGCTTTGGTGCGTATGGGCTATCTAGCAGCGCCAGCGGGCTTGGCAGAGACTTTTGCGTTGCCTGTGGGTGTTGACCAACTTGCGACTGATGCGTTGTCTGATATGAAATATGCAGCACGTTCTGTGCGCGATGGAGACATGCAGGGCTTGATCGACGTACTGACGCCAAGCCGTGATCCGCAATCAGTAGGTGCTGCAAGCGTTGGTGACAAGGGTGGCCCACCCCTTGATGACACGCCGCGCTTTGCCCGACAGTTTAGTCCATCACTGCGCGCAGCCGAAAACCTAAAACAGAACAAAGGCACATACGAACAAATGCGCGGTATGTTGCTTAAAGGTGGCGCGAAAGACGTCGAGTTGGAATGGTCGGGTGCTGATCGCTACTTTTCTGGCAAGAAGGTAACGAAGGACGACTTGATAAACTATCTTCGCGCAAGCGATCCGCGACTAGAGGAAGTCAACTTGGAAAGTTACGGCAAGACGGGCCGCACTGATTACATGGACATGGACGAACTTGTTGATCGTTATGTAGAGCAAAACCTTGACGCTGAAACCGAGTATTATTTGAGCGAATATGGCCCAGATCGTGTCGCGGATGAATACAGGCTGGTTACGGAATTAGACGACTACGAGTTAGAGGAGTTGGCAGAGGCCGAGGGCTATGACGCGGATCAACTAGATGACTTCATAAGGGATTATGAGGGCTTTTATGTAGGCGAAAACGGTGCGGTTCTTTCCGATTACAATGCAGCGCTGGCCGATGCTTTGGGTACGGGTGCGTCAGACCCGCGTGTAGCTGCGCAAACATTGGCCGCAGATAGCCTGTCGGAGAATGCGCGATACAATATGGGCGAGGATGAACTTCGGGAGATGGTCGCGCCAGACGAACTTGAAGAACTGTTTAATCCAGAAGAAACGCAATATGGCGACTACTTCCCATCTGGGGCCGAGGGATACAGGGAAAACATTTTTAGGTATGTTCCCGAAGAAGATACGTTCTCGCCAGACCGCATTGCGGGTGCAAGCCATTTTGGTGAATATGATGAAGGTGCGCAGTTCCACACACGAACAGGCTTTTTTCCTGTGGAGGGCGCAAATGGCGATGCCATGTATGTTGGCGAAATTCAGTCAGATGCGCAGCAGAATATAAACAAGCCGTTGCTTTCGTATGACGAGGGTGTGCGCTTAAGTGAACTAGACAGAACGGCAGAAAACTTGACGCAAACTGCGAGCAGATATGCTATTCAAAGGATGTATCATTACCATTCGCTGAAAGACACGCTTGGCAATTTGATGAATGACCAGCGGGTCGAAACCAAAGAGATGCTGCAAGATTTAGAAAACCAAGCATTTTTGGACACGTTTAACGGCGATCTACACTTTTCGCCGCGCAAATCAAATGCTGGGATTGACCCAAACAAAAAGTTGCCGCGACTATATAGCGAACTAAGCGCTGATGACTTTGAAACTTTAAGCAAGTACAAACGGGCTTATATATCGGACATGGGGCGAGGTATGGCCCCTACGCAGCTTGCGGATGCAGCAATAAATCACACTGACCTCGTTCCAGAGAGTGAAGTCGGTCAAGGTGTGCGCGATATTCTTGCGAAACACGCGGCAGCGGGCAACTATCAAAATGCTTATGGCAGAGCGGCAGCAGACCAAGAGAATTACTTTCTTGAGGACAATCCAGACTTTCCAGTGGATAAGCTGGAAGGGATTGGTGGCCCGATGATGGGTTCGCAGAATAGATGGGTTGACTATGCGCTGCGCAGCAGCATTGTGGATGCAGTGAACAACCCTAACATTGAATATTTAGCCCTACCAAGGGACGAGGCCGCTATCGGCGCGGTTGGCGGGTCATATCACCCAAAGCAGGGCGCAATAGACTTCTATAACCGCGATGTGCAGAACAGGCTAAAGGGTATATTAAAGAAAGTCGATCCAGACGCGACTGTAGAGCCGATTACGTTAAAAGCAGATGGCGACACTTATGTTGGCGATCAGTTTGGTGCATACGGTTTGCGCCTAACGCCAGAGTTTCGTCGTCGCGTAAAAGAACAGGGCTTGCCCACGTTCGCAGCGTTTGGTGCTATGCCTCTACTTGGCGTGTTTGACTACCTGCGCGAACAGAAAGAAAAACGGAATGAGCGGCTTGGCGGCATACTTGGCTACCAATTCTAATCATAGTATGATATAACAAGGCCAATCTTTAGGAGATCAACATGGCAATTACAACTTACGCAGAATTGCAAACTGCAATCGGAGATTGGCTAAACCGTGCTGATCTTGACCAAAAAATTCCAGACTTCATTCGACTAGCGGAAAGCACATTGAACGATGTTTTGCGTTCTGCTGATATGGTGACGCAATCAACAAGCGTAGCAATTACATCTGGTCGCGCAACGCTTCCAGCGGATGCCCTTGAGATCGTGTACGCGCAAGTCGCGGGTCAAGATGATGAGCCGCTAGAGCAAATCACACCGCAGCAGCTTACAATGCTACGCCGCACACGCACACGCGATGCAGCAAATCCGCGTTTCTTTGCGGTCATTGGACGCGACATTGTTGTAACGCCTACGCCTGCATCTGGATCGCTAGACCTTGACTACTATCAGCGCATCCCAGCGCTAACCAGTGGCAACACAACGAACTGGCTGCTAGATGATGCACCGCATATGTATCTGTACACTTCATTGCTACACGCAACACCGTTCCTGATGGATGATGCGCGTTACGCGGTGTTCCAGAACACAGTATCGCAGCAAGTTATGGCTGCCGTTAAGTCAAACACAACACTTGCTCTTGATGACATGAAAGCTGCTGGCTTCTCATTGTCTGCACCGTCAGATATTGCGGCACAACAGCAGTCGGCATTGGCAGCGGTAAACAACGCAGCTAACAACATGTAAGGTGGGCTATGCCGTCAACGTATGCAGAATTAAAAGATCAGGTTGTAAACTTCCTGAATAACATGGCGGCAGAGCAAACAGTTGATACATTCATCGACTTAGCCGAGGCAGACATGTCTCGGCGCTTGCGTCACTGGCGTATGGAGAAGCGCAGCACTGCTGTTCTTGATACGCAATACACAGCGCTGCCTGATGACTTTTATGAGCCTATTCGTTTAGGCATAACGAGCGGTGACACATATCGCTTAGAGCTAGTAAGCCAAGCGGATATGATGGAGCGTCGTATGCGCGGCACTGACGTTGCTGGGCGTCCTAAGTATTATGCCGTGACAGATGGCTCGATTGAGGTGTATCCAACGCCAAACGATGATTACACTTTGGAGATGGTTTACTATTCCAAAATCATTCCATTGGATAGCACAAACACAAGCAACTGGATTTTGACATACTTTCCTGATGCTTACTTGTATGGCGCGTTGCTGCACAGTGCGCCGTTCTTGGGTGAGGATGCTCGCCTGCAAACTTGGTCGGCTTTGTATGACAAGAGCATAAATGCTATAAACACTGACAGTGAAAAAGCGAAATTTGGCGGCACAGGCCACCGCATGAAAATTAGGAGTTTCTAATGGCAACTTTAGCAGATCGCGTATATGACAACGGCCTGACCGTTTTGGATACGGAAGCAAACCGCGTTGATATTTGCTCTCAGGAGCCAACAACATACGCGCAGGCGACATCGACATATACGCTTGGCAATGAAACAACGATCACAATTTCAGCGCCAACAGACGGTGACACATCTGGTCGCAAAGTGACGCTTAGTGCGATCTCTGGTGCATCTGTTACTGCGACAGGCACAGCAACGCATTACGCGATCACAGACACAAGCAATTCTCGCTTGTTGGCAACTGGTTCAATTTCACCGTCACAGGGTGTTACGTCAGGCAACACTTTTAGTTTGACGGCTGTGGATATTGAAATCCCAGACCCAGCATAAGGAGCTAGTCAATGGCTGTTCTTGCTAATCGGGCAAAGATGTCCACCAGTACCACTGGCACTGGCACAATCACGCTTGGCAGCGCAGAAACAGGCTATCAGAGTTTTGCGGCTGCTGGCGTGTCTAACGGTGACACTGTTTCCTACACCATTGAGGATGGCAATGCGTGGGAGATAGGCACTGGCACTTACACGTCAACTGGCACAACTCTGTCACGCACACTTGTTGAAAGCAGCACAGGATCGCTTTTGAGCCTGACAGGTTCAGCGGTGGTGTTTATCTCTGCGACATCTGCGGATGTGGTTACGCCAACAAGCACGAACACTCTGACGAATAAAACGCTCACGACACCCGCCATAAGCACCCCTACAATGACGGGAACGATTGTAGAGGATGTCTACGCGATCAGCGGCACAACGCCAACCCTAGAGCCTGACAACGGCTCTGTGCAAACGCACACGCTTACAGGTAACACAACTTACTCTGATGGCTTTACAGCGGGTGAGGCGATCACACTGATGATTGACGATGGCACTGCATACACTGTCACTTGGCCCACAATGACATGGGTAAATAATGCAGGATCGGCTCCAACGCTTGCGACATCTGGATATACGGTCATTGCTCTCTGGAAAGTTAGCACAACTTTGTATGGGGCTTTGGTCGGGGATGGAACATAATGCTTTGGCATAAAAACCAAGGTGCAGGCGGGTTAGTAAGTCCAGCAGCCACAACTGGCTGGGATTTATCGTCCGCACGAGGCTTTGGCTTTGTAGACTACGATGCTTTCTACACTACCAATCAGGAAACTGCTCCTAATGGTTTGTTTTTTAAGTCCGATGGCTTAACCGCGTGGGTCATTGGGGTAGGGTTGGACTTTGTTTTTGAGTATAGTCTATCAACCGCCTATGACATCAGAACTATGAGTTACACAGGCACTAGCTTTGATGTAGATGACTGGGAAACTAATCCCCAAGATATATTTTTCAAATCTGATGGGACATCTTTTTACATCATAGGGACTTCTGGCGATGACGTTAATCAATTTGATATGACCACTGCGTGGGACATTACAACAGCATCGTTTAACACAAATTTTAGCGTATCCACGCAAGAAACAGCGCCGCGCGGTATATTTTTTAAGCCAGATGGAACCAAATTTTATATTACTGGAACCGCATCAGACAGCGTTCACGAATACGATATGTCTACGGCATGGGCGATTTCCACAGCATCACATAACCAAAGTTTTAGTGTATCTGGTCAAGAAACAAATCCTTTTGGAATACACTTCAAAGACGATGGCTCAAAGATGTTCATCGTTGGAACCACAGGCGACGATGTAAACACTTATTCTTTAACAACTGCATGGGATATTTCGACTGCAAGTCATGTTTCAGCCGACACTACTTATATTGGGGGTACGTTTGAAACATCAGGCAATGCTGTTGCTATAAGATTTAGCAGCGATGGAACAAAAATGTTTAGTATAGGGTTGGGTGTTGACAGAATAGTTCAATACTCCTTATCCACAGCGTGGAGTCCGCCAAGCAAGCAAGCGTTTACTATTTCAAGCAAAGACCTTTTTGATGTGTCAGGCCAAGAAGCAAACGCTTATGACATTTTCTTTAAGCCTGATGGCACAAAGATGTATATTTGTGGGTGGCAAGGCGACGATGTAAATGAATACGATCTATCGACTGCATGGGATATAACAACGGCATCTTTTAACCAATCTCAATCTGTCGTTACCAACCCCTCTGGTTTATTTTTCAAAGATGACGGCACTGCAATGTATGTTCTGGGTTTTTCAAGTGATTCCGTTCAGCAATATTCTCTTACAACAGCATGGGATGTAAGCACTGCAACCGCTAGTGGTTCTGCCTTTTCAGTAAGTGCGCAAGAGGCCTCGCCATACGGCCTTTATATTGGGAATAGCGGAACAAAATTTTATCATACTGGTACATCTAGTGACTCAGTGCATGAGTACACGCTTTCAACTGCGTATGATATAACGACTGCATCATTTGATAGATCATTTAGTATTTCTACGCATGAAGCAAATCCGCTCGGTCTTTTCTTTAAGCCTGATGGAACTCGGATGTACACTGTCGGGGGAACAGATGATGTTCAGGAGTTTGTGTTGAGTACAGCTTGGAATATAAGCACGGCAACACATAACGCAGAATTTACTGACCCAAGTGACGTTTACAGCACCACATCAGGACTATACTGGAAGCCAGACGGCTCTAAGTTTTTTCTTGTAGGAACAACCCCCGATTATGTAACGGGATGGGATGTCGCCGACGGTGTTCAGTCTGTAAACTTCATAGATACTTATGATAGTGGCGGCAATGGCCCTGCTTATACATTTAACAGCGTAGATATAGGCACAGAGGCTAGTGACCGTTTAGTGGTTGTTGCGTGTCATGCGACAGGGAACACAGAAGCACCCGATATTAACCTTAGTTCTATGACCTTAAATGGATCGTCAATGATAAAGGCTACGGCGTTGGCTGAAGATACCGCTGCTGTAGACTTATATTATTTGACCGTTGCATCAGGAACAAGCGCAACTATTGTTGCCACATATCCTCAAACGAAAAGGCGATGCACTATAGCCGTTTATACAATTACAGGTTTAGGAAGCGATAATCCGATTGATGTAAATGAGAGCGCAAATAGCGACATTACTCCGACATTAACACTTAACATTCCAACAGGCGCAGTGGCAATTTACGCACATACAAGTGCTAATACAAGTAACACGACAGTAACTTATTCGAGCGCAACAGAGCATTACGATCAAGTTATTGGCGGTGAAAATACAACTTGCAGTGGGGCGACACTTACAAGCGCAGGAAATGCACATACTCAAACAGCAACACTCGCCGCAGCAAAAGACAAAACCGTTCTTATTGGCGCAACTTGGAGATAATTATGTATATAAAAATCATAAATGGTGCGGCCACAGAATACAGCATAAAGCTGCTGCGCCAAGATAATCCGCAAGTCAGCTTTCCTTCTGTCATAGCAGAGGATGTTCTGGCAACCTATGACGTTTATCCCTGCGACATTCAGGATGTAGTTATTGACCAGTTGACGCAAAAAAAAGCAAAAGGTCAGTTCGTTCAGATAGATGGGCGTTGGACGATGTTTATGGTTGCAGAAAACCTCGATCAGGCGACTGCTGAAGAAAATATTAGAGAACATCGTGACACGCTATTATCGCGGTCTGATTGGCGTGTCATTAAAGCATATGAGAAATCAGAGAACCTACCTGCCGCATGGGAGTTATACCGTCAGGCACTTCGTGATATAAGTACACAAGAAGGTTTTCCATTTAACGTGACTTGGCCCACTGAGCCAGCATAGGAGTAAGACATGCTTGGATTTACACCACTAGCCTCTGCCCCGCTCGCAGATGACGGTGGCGTTGCAAGTTCCGACTTTACATTAGTCGCAATCACCACTGGCGCACCAACTGTTGACGCCGTGACGATTACGCAGGCTCAATCTCTGACGGCGGCTGAAATCACGACAAGCGCACCAACTGTCGATGCGGTGACAATTACGCAGGTTCAGTCTTTGACAGCGGCTGAAATCACGGCAAGCGCACCAAGCATAGATAATGCCACACTTTCCTCTGTACCGCCTTTAGTCGGGGCTGATATTACCGCACAAGCGCCAAGCGTTGATGCTGTAACATTGAGCCAAGTTCATGCGCTAAGTGCGTCAGCGATTGACGCAGGCACTCCAACGATTGATAGCGCGACGACAGCGGAAACGCACGATATTACGGCGTCAGAAATAACAGCGGGTAATCCAATTATCGATGCCTCTGTTATTACAGTGAGCCACAATATTACCGCAGAAAACATTGACGTTGGCTCGCCTATCGTTGACGCTTCAACGCTAGCACAAACCCACGATTTAACATCTGTCAGCATCACAGCGGGTGTGCCATCAACAGGCCCAGCGCTGTGGTTGTGGTCAGATTTAGACCCAGCCGCCGAAGTATGGACAGACCAATCCGATCCAAGCGATGACTGGACGGAACAGACACTAATAAGCGAAACATGGACTGAAGCTGCGTAGCGTGTTAAGTTACGCAAAAGGAGATTAACATGGCGATCAACTTTACAAAGCCTACCGTGGGTGCATCCACCGATAGTTGGGGTACTACGCTGAATGGCATTATTGATGACATCGCAGATTACCTTGATGGCACAACGGCAATCACGCCAAACCTGACGGCAAGTTCGTGGTCGGTTAGTGGAACGGCTATTACTGCGACAGCGGCAGATATTAATAAACTTGCAGACATCAATGCGACTGCTGACGAGATCAACATTATTGATGGCGACACAGCGGCGACATCTACAACTTTGGCTGATGCTGACCGCGTTGTTGTGAATGATGCAGGCACAATGGTGCAAGTTGCCATGACTGACTTCACCACATACTTTGAGACTGGACTGCAAAATTTATCGGGTGTGACATCTACGGACACCGCATTGTCTGGTACTACAAGTATTGAGGAAGTCGTTGAAAAAGTCACAGCGCAGACAAGCACGACTGGCACCATTACCTTTGACTGCAAAACTCAGGCTATTGAATTATACACCGTAGATCAGACGACAAACCGCACAATTAACTTTCGCGGCGACACATCCACTACACTTGACTCCATGTTGTCTAATAACGAAAGCATTACGGTCAGCATTGCGATGACGCAGGGTTCAACGGCGTATTACTTGGACACATATCAAATTGATGGTGCTGCAGTCACGCCAAAGTGGCAGGGTGGTTCTGCGCCAACAGCAGGAAATGCGAGTGGAATTGACGTGTACACTTTCACGATTATTAAGACGGCATCAGCGACTTACACTGTTCTTGCCAGCTTGTCGGATTATGCATAGGGGTGCAATATGCCTTTACTAAGCACATTTGGCGCAGCATCAGCACGGGGCTTTGGTCGCGGTGGTGAAGGAGCAAAACTGTTTACGATTTCCTCAAACCAGCAGGAGTTAAATTTAGCTACTTGGCTTTCTGGTGAAGGATGGAACGGTTGGTCGCGTGTTCAAGTAGAAATTGCGTCGGGTGTTTACATTTGGTCTGATGATACAGCAACTGCTGGGTTAATTATTCCGTCTTCACTTAGCGGCATCCTCACAATTACCAACAACGGTTACATCATTGGTCGTGGTGGCAACGGTGGTAGCGGAAACTCTGCGGGTAGCAACGGTGGCCCTGCTATTTCAAACAGCGCAACGGGTGTTGTCTTAACAAACGCATCTGGGGCGTTTATCGCTGGCGGCGGCGGTGGTGGAGTTAGAGTGAGTCCACCAGCACCTGATGCTTTAGCTGGTAGTGGTGGTGCTGGTGGTGGCGGAACAGGTGACGTTAATAATAATAATGCAGAAAATGGAACTGCCGG